ATGAAGCTGAACATCGCCAAGGAAGTCGCCGCCCTCGAGCAGATGACTGTCGGGCAGCTCCAGCAGCGGTACGTCGAGGTTTTCAGCGAGCCGGTCCGCAGCCGGCACAAGCAGTACCTGATCCGCCGGATCGCCTGGCGGCTCCAGGCGAACGCCGAGGGTGGGCTGAGCGAACGAGCGCTACGCCGGGCCGAGGAACTGGCCAATATCGCCGACGTTCGCGTCACCCCGCCCCGAGTCGCCACCGGGGCCGCCACGTCCGCGACGGCGCCGCCCACGTTGGCCACAGATCGCCGCCTGCCGCCGGCGGGCACCGCGATCACACGCCGCTACAAGGGACGAACCATCAGCGTGACGATCCTGCTGGACGGATTCGAGTACGACGGTGAGCGGTACAGGTCGCTCTCCGCCGTGGCCAAAGCGATCACCGGCTCACACATGAACGGGTTCCGCTTTTTCCAAATCGAGGGCCAGCCGTGAACCGCCGCACTGCCACAACGCCGGCGGCATCAACGAAAACGCGCTGCGCGATCTACACGCGCAAGAGCAGCGACGAGGGGCTCCAGCAGGATTTCAACTCGCTTGACGCCCAACGCGAGGCGGCCGAGGCGTACATCTCGAGCCAGAAGGCTGAGGGCTGGGTGTGCCTGCCAGACCGGTTCGACGACGGCGGCTTCACGGGCGGGAATATGGAGCGCCCGGGGTTGCAGCGTCTGCTCGCCGACATCGACGCGGGCAAGGTCGACTGCGTGGTGGTCTACAAGGTCGACCGCCTCAGCCGGTCGCTCATGGATTTCGCCAAGATCGTCGAGACCTTCGAGCGGCACAACGTCTCGTTCGTGTCCGTCACGCAGCACTTCAATACGACGAACTCGATGGGCCGGCTCACGCTCAACATCCTGCTCTCGTTCGCCCAGTTCGAGCGCGAAATCATCGGCGAGCGCATCCGGGACAAGATTGCGGCGTCGCGACAGCGCGGAAAGTGGACGGGCGGGACGCCGATCCTCGGGTACGACGTCGACCGGTCCAACGGCGGCCCCCGACTCGTGATCAACCCCGAGGAGGCCTCGCGGGTGTGCCAGATTTTCGAGCTGTACCTCGAACTCGGCTCCCTCCTGCCCGTCGTAGCCGAACTGGAGCGCAGGGACTGGCGCAACAAGGCCTGGAAGACGCGCGACGGGCGCGTGCGGGGCGGCCTGCCGTTCGACAAGTGCCGGTTGTACAACGTGCTCACCAACGTCCTGTACGCCGGCAGGGTCCAGCACAAGGGCGACGTGTATGCCGGCGAGCACGAGCCGATCGTGTCCGACGACCTGTTCGCGCGCGCGCAACAGCAGCTCCAACGCAACGGGCGCAACGGCACGGTCGAGCACCGCAACCGCCACGGGGCGCTGCTCCGCGGGCTGCTGTTCTGCAAGCGCTGTGGCCGGGCCATGTCGCACACGTTCACGACGCGCGGCAACCGGCGCTACCGTTACTACACGTGCACAACTGTGACGAAGCGCGGACGGCAGGCGTGCCCGACCGACTCGCTGCCCGCAATCGAGATAGAGAACGCCGTTGTCGACCAGATACGGTGCATCGGCCGTGACCCGGGTCTTCTGGGCGACACCCTCGCGGAAGCCGGCGAGCAGGTGGACTCGGCGATCGCGCGGCTCAACGGGGAGCGCCGGGCTCTCGAACGCGGGCTTAGCCGCCTCCATGCCGAGATTCGCCGGGCCGCGGCGGACCGCGACGCCACGACGCGGATGCTGGACCTCAACAATCAGGTCGGTGCCGCCGAGCGCCGCGTGACCGAGATCAATGCCCGCCTGGCTGAACTCCAAGGCGAGCGGGTCGACGCTGATGACATAACGGCGGCGTTGGCCGACTTTGACAACGTCTGGCGTGCCCTGAACCCGCGTGAACAAGGACGGATACTCCACCTCCTGGTACGGCGCGTCGACTTCGGCGCGGCGGACGGGACCATCGCGATCGCGTTTCACGCCGCGGGAATCAAGGGGCTTGCTGAGGGAGCGCCTGCGGGCGCGGAGGAGGCGGCGTGATCTCGACCACGCGAAAGGTGCGGTTCGTCCGGAGGCCAGACAAGTCCCGGGCGATTGAGGTGGCGCCGGCGGTTCCCGAAGCGGCGCTCCCCGGCCGCGTGCCCAGGATTTCGCGCCTGATGGCCTTGGCCATCCACTTCGACCGGCTCCTCCGAGACGAAAACGTGCGCGACCAGTCTGAGCTCGCCCGGCTGGCTCACGTCACCCAGCCGCGGATGACGCAAATCATGAACCTGAACCTGCTGGCGCCTGACATTCAAGACGAGCTGCTTCACTTGGCGCCGACCGCGAGAGGTAGGGAGCGAATCCACGAAAGAACGCTTCGGTCGCTGGCGGCCGAGGTGGACTGGAAGCGCCAGCGCGCGACTTGGTCGAGCTACCGGCGCTAATCGAAAAGGGTCAAGTCTTCTGGCTTGATTGTCTGCCCAAATCGCACGCGCATGCTTGGTTCGTTGAACGATCCTTGGCGACGCCCCACCGGCGGGTCGATCGCCTCAAGCCGGCCGGTCCGTTCGAGGTGCGCGAGTGCGCGCTTATAGATGCACGCTGGCGTGTTGACGATGACATGTTCCTCGATCTCGCCCACCGTGAGTGTCTGCCCGTCAAACGCATCGAAGAGATCTCGCCCCAGTTCATCGTCACCGTAGTTGAACAGCTTGCCAGCGGAATTAGCGTGCTTGTCCGAGAATTCGAATCCGCCGGAACGATCGACGCTCCACATGGCCTTCTTCATTTCCTCCAATCCGCGGATGTTGTTGCTGCAGAAGAACAGCCAGTAGATCACCCGATCGTTCTGATCACGCATCATGAAGGGGTACGAGTAGGTGGCGCCGGCGCGACTACGGAGCGCTGCCAGGTAGATGTCGCGGAACCGATCCTCCCTGGCCTTTCCGTTCAGGCTGAGGACCTCCTTCCATTCATCGCCGCCGAAAGCCCTGCTGATACCGGCATGCTTGGTCGTGTCTGCCATGAACGGATTGAGCATATTCCAATTCAGGTATGAAAAAACCTCGCACACGTCGTGCTTGAGAATCCGGCCGATCAGATCCATCGAAAAAGACGAGTAGCCGAATTGATCCAGGAAGAAGAGCGCCGGGCCAAGCCGCTTCCCGCGTTGCTCGTGTTCAGCGATGAGCCCGTTGATCACCGTTTCGCAATCGCCTTCAGTCGGGTCATCGACGACGATCCTGCCGCTACGGGCGAGTTCCGGCCGCATCTGACCGACGAGTTTGCTCAGATTGGCGACACGGTCTGCGCGAATCTCGATCAGCTTGATCTGGACCGGTACTGTGAAGGTGCTGGCGGACTTCAGGGCCGTCTGAATCGCGACAACTGGGCTGCCCGGAATGTTGTCGGTGTATTCGCCGGCGCCGGCAAAGCCGTCCACGTACAGCAGGCGCGTGTCCCCGCGGCCCATGTTCTGTGACTGTCGAGCCAGGATCGGGAGCCAGCGCTTCAGGTACTCCTGTAAAATCTGGTGCTTGGCGCGCGTGTGCGGGTCGGCTTGATAGACGGTCTCCTTCGGATCTGCCATACGGAGTCACCCCGAAATAGTGGCAAGCGGCATCTCGTCCCATGTGCGACCGTCCAGAACGCGGCCGTTCCTCTTCTTCACCACGCCGCCCCACTGCTTGAAGAAGAACGCCACACCGCGCGAGACGCACCGATCACGTATCTGTCTGACCCATTGGACGTCCATCGGACGGGCGCCGGGTCCTGATTCGCCGCCGACGATAACCCAGTCAATTCCGGATATCGGGAGCCGCGGAATGGGGCCGAGCAGCGGTTCGACGGATAGGAACTTCACGTGTGCGCCAGTTTCGCGCAAATGTCGGACACGCGAAGTGACGGCGCTGTTTTCGACGCTTGTTCCCATCCAGACGTTCTGCTCCCAGGGAAGGGTGGCCGACATCTCGCTCGCTCGCTCCGGGCGCTTCGTGAGAATCTGAAACGTGTGCTGCGGGCAGCGTCGCATCACATCGAAGACCTTCAGCACAAAATCGTCGGGCACATCCTCGTGGAAGAGGTCGCTCATCGAGTTCACGAAGATGACGCGGGGCAACGTCCAGGAGAGCGGGTCCTCGACCGAGTCGTAGTCGAGAAAGACGCTCCCGTTCCACCGCCCCTGACGGTTGATCACCTGCAAGTAGTTGGCTTTCTTGCCTGGATCACGGCCACGGGACACGTCGGCATCAGCCATCGCGGCCAGGCGTTTGGCCATCCGTTCGGCGTAGCAGTTGGCGCAGCCGGCGCTGACCTTCCGGCAGCCCACCACCGGATTCCAGGTCGCTTCCGTCCATTCGATTGTCGACGCTTGCGCCATGACGCTCGCTCGCCTTCGGCCGCCGCCAGCCGATTATATACCTAACACTATGCGAACTCGCAAGCGACTCCTTCGCGCCTCTGCTCGCCCGGTCGGAACCAGCCGGCCCCGCCAGCTCTCGGCCCTTTGCGTTGCTTGACCGGCCGGTTATGATCTTGTACACTGTTTCCTGAACGCGCACAAGGGCGAACCGGCGAAATCGATGCCCAACGAAGCCGACACATGCAGGCGATTCGTGGTTCCACGGCTCCAGGCCGCCGGGTGGGACGCGGAGCCCTGCCGCATAAACGAGCAGGTCACGTTCACCGACGGCCGGATTGTCGTCGCCGGCCGGCGCGGAAGGCGGCGTCCCGGAAAACGGGCCGATTACATCCTTCGCTACCGACCGGACCTCGCGATCGCGGTTGTCGAGGCGAAGCCCACGTACGCCACGCCCGGTGACGGGCTGCAGCAGGCCAAGGACTACGCCGAGGTGCTGGGGCTGAGGTTCGCATACGCCACGAACGGCCAGGGCATCATCGAGTTCGACTTCACGACCGGGCGGGAGCGCGTGATCGACACGTTTCCCACGCCGGCAGAGCTGTGGACGCGCTTCACGCGGAGCGAGTCGCTCGACGGCGCCGCGGCGGAGCGAGTGCTGATGCCTGCATACCACCTCAGCGGCAAGTCGCCTCGCTACTACCAGGAAATCGCCATCAATCGCGCCGTCCAGGCGGTCGCGCAGGGCCATCAGCGCGTCCTGCTCACGATGGCCACGGGAACTGGCAAGACGGTCGTCGCGTTTCAGATCTGCTGGAAGCTCTGGTCCTCGCGCTGGAATCGAACAGGCGAGCACCGGCGCCCGCGGATTCTCTACCTGGCGGACCGCAATGTGCTGATCGACGATCCGATGGCGAAGATCTTTGCGCCGTTCGGCGAGGCCCGCTGGAAGATCGCAAACGGGGAGGCGGTCAGAAGCCGCGAGATGTACTTCGCCATCTACCAGGCCATCGCTAAGGACGCCAACCGGCCGGGCCTATACCGTGAATACCCGCCAGACTTCTTCGACCTGATCATCGTGGACGAGTGCCACCGCGGAAGCGCCCGCGACGACAGCAATTGGCGCGAGATTCTCGATTACTTCGCGCCAGCCGTGAAGCTCGGCATGACCGCGACGCCCCGGCGCCAGGACAACGCCGACACGTACGACTACTTCGGCAACCCGATCTACACGTACAGCCTTCGGCAGGGAATCGACGACGGCTTCCTTGCCCCGTACCGCGTGCATCGCGTAGTTACCACCTGGGACGCCGCCGGCTGGCGGCCGACTCAGGGAGAGCTGGATCGGTTCGGCCGCGAAATCCCGGACGAAGAGTACCACACGAACGACTTCGAACGGCGCGTGGCGCTGCGGGCCAGGACCGAGGCGGTTGCACGGCACCTGACCGAGTACATGCGGCGGACCGACCGATTCGCCAAGACGATCGTGTTCTGCGTCGACCAGGAGCACGCCGACGAGATGCGGCGTGCGCTGAATAACCTTAGCGCCGACCTAGTGCGCGACGACCCCGACTATGTCTGCCGCGTGACGTCCGAGGAAGGCGAGATCGGGCGCGGGCATCTGAGCAACTTCCAGGATCTCGAGCGTCGCACGCCCGTCATTCTCACAACATCGCAGTTGCTCACGACCGGTATCGACGCGCCGACGGTGCAGAACATCGTATTAGTGCGGATCGTCAACTCGATGACGGAGTTCAAGCAGATCATCGGCCGCGGCACGCGCGTCCGCGACGACTACGGCAAGCTGTTCTTCAGCATCCTCGATTACACCGGCTCGGCGACGCGAATGTTCGCCGACCCCGATTTCGACGGTGACTCGAGCATCGAGACCGAGCAGGCGATCGATGAGTCGGGCGAGCCGACCAGCGACGAGACGGTTGTGACGCCCGAGGATGAGCCGGGCGACGATGAGGGCCCGACCGAGCTGCCGCCGGACGTCGACGATGGGCCGCGCCGCAAGTTCTACGTCGACGGCGGGCACGTCGAGGTCGCCGCGCATCTCGTATACGAGCTCGACCCAGACGGCAATCAGCTTCGCGTCGTGCAGTTCACGGACTACACGGCCGACAAGGTTCGGATGTTGTACCGCAACGCTGCCGAGCTTCGGGGGCAGTGGGCGGACCCCGACAAGCGGCGCGAAATCATCGATCGGCTGGAAGAGCGCGGCATCGACTTCGACCACCTGGCTGAAACCGCCAACCAGCCGGACGCCGACCCGCTCGACCTACTGTGCCATTTGGCATTCAACGCGCCGCTTCGTACGCGCCGCGAGCGCGCCCAGCGGCTCCGCACCGAACGACAGGACTTCTTTGATCAGTATGGGCCCGAAGCCAGGGAGATTCTGAATGAGCTGTTGGACAAGTACACGGAGCACGGCACGGCGCAGTTCGTCGTTCCCGACGTTCTGGAGCTCCCGCCGATCAACGAGCACGGAAACGTGATCGAGATTGCCGCCAAGTTCGGCAACGCGGCGCGCTTGCGCGAGGCGGTCAACCAGCTTCAGACGCTGCTGTATGCGGCAGCGTGACGACGAAAACGCGATGATCGGTCAACGATGGCAAAGAAACAGCCCAAGAAGATAGAGCAACCCAAGACCACGGCGCAGCAATTGTCGAGCCTGATTAAGTCAGCCCGCGACATCATGAGAAAGGACAAGGGGCTCAACGGCGACCTCGATCGCCTACCCTTGCTGACCTGGATCATGTTCCTGAAGTTTCTCGACGACCGCGAGAAGCTCGAGGAAACCCGCGCCACCGTCGCTGGCAAGAAGTATCGGTCCGCCATCGAGGCCCCGTATCGCTGGCGCGACTGGGCCGCGAAGAAGGAAGGCGTCACGGGCGACGCGCTGATCGCCTTTGTCAATCAGGACGAGGCCACGCGACCCGACGGCAAGCGCGGCGCGGGGCTGCTGGCCTATCTGCGCGGGCTTCAATCGACGAACGGTGACCGGCGCAGGGACGTCATTGCAAACGTGTTCGACGGCGTGATCAACCGCATGATTTCCGGCTACCTGATGCGCGACGTGATCAACCTTGTCGACGGCATTCATTTCGACTCGTCGGAGGAAATCCACACACTGGCGCGGCTGTACGAATCGATGCTTCGCGACATGCGCGACGCGGCCGGCGATTCGGGTGAGTTCTACACACCGCGGCCGGTGATTCAGTTTATGGTTACCGTCACCGACCCCCAGCTCGGCGAGGTGGTCCTCGACCCGGCCTGCGGAACGGGCGGCTTCCTGGCCGAGACATTTGCGTATCTGGAAAAGCAGTGCAAGACAGTGCAGCAGCGCAAAGTGCTCCAGGAGCGCAGCATCCGTGGCGGCGAGGCGAAGCCGCTGCCCTACATGCTCTCGCAGATGAACCTGCTGCTTCACGGGCTCGACGCCCCGGCCATCGAGTATGGCAACAGCCTGACCGTGAAGATCACGGAAATCGGCGACAAGGATCGCGTGGACGTGATCCTGACCAACCCGCCGTTCGGTGGTGAGGAGGAGACGGGCATCCGCGGCAACTTCCCGGCCGACAAGCAGACCTCGGAGACGGCGCTTCTGTTTCTCCAGCTCATCATGCGGAAGCTGCGCAAGCACGGCGCCGGTTCCGAGCGCGGCGGCCGCGCCGGCGTGGTCGTGCCCAATGGCACGCTCTTCGGCGACGGCGTCGCGGCACGGATCAAGGAGGAGCTGCTCAAGGAATTCAACCTGCACACGATTGTCCGGCTGCCCAACGGAGTCTTCGCGCCCTACACGGCGATTCCGACGAATCTGCTCTTCTTCGACCGTTCGGGCCCCACGAAGGACATCTGGTATTACGAATTGCCGCCGCCGGAAGGGCGCCGAACGTACACCAAGACCAAGCCGATCCAGTTCGACGAATTCGCCGACTGCATCACGTGGTTTCAGTCGAGGCGGCGGAAAGAGACCGACCAGGCGTGGCGCGTATCGGTCGGGCAAGTTCTGAAGCATGACGGGTCCGGCGCCCTCGTGTCGTGCAACCTCGATCTGAAGAACCCGAACAGCGCTGCGGCTCTTGAACATTTGCCGCCTGAACAGCTCGCCGACGACATCCTCGCCAAGGAGCGACGGATTATCGAGATCATCGAGGGAATCAAGTCCGAACTCGCGGAGGTCAGTGTATGACGTCCGTGAATGGTTGGCCTCTTGTGCCGCTCGGCGACCTCCTGGCAAAGAACGAGCGCACGTTGTTACTGGCGCCCGCTGAGAAGTACCGCGAGGTGACTATCCGATTGTGGGGCAAGGGCGTTGTTCTCCGGCGCCTCGTAGCTGGAGCGGAAATCGCGGCCGAGCGACGTTTCCGCATAGCCGCAGACCAGTTCATTATGTCGCGAATCGACGCGCGCAATGGCGCAATGGGTGTCGTGCCGCACGAGCTCGACGGTGCGGTGGTGACGAACGACTTCCCATCGTTTGATGCCAACCGCGGGAAACTACTTCCTGCATTCCTCGGTTGGCTGAGCAAGACGCCGGGATTTGTCGACCTCTGTCGCGCGGCAAGCGAGGGCACAACCAATCGCGTTCGCCTGAAGGAAGATCGATTCCTGAGGATGCCGATTCCGCTTCCGGGGCTCGACGAACAACGACAGGTAGTCGGCCGAATCGACCGCCTCGCCGCTAGGATCGATGACGGTGGCAGGCTTGCCCGCGAAACTGATTTCGTTACCGACAGCTTGCTGTCTGCGATTTATCACAAGATCGCTGAGCCCGCTCCTCGGAGGCCCTTTGGCGAAGTCGCCCCATTGACACGACGACCAGCCGTGATCGATGCGCTCGCGGAATACCCGCAGGTCTCGGTTCGCTCCTTTGGAAAGGGAACCTTCCACAATCCGCCTTTGCTTGGCAGTGAGATCACCTGGCAGAAGCCGTTTCTCGTCAGGAGCGGCGACATCCTCGTCAGCAATATCAAGGCGTGGGAAGGCGCAATCGCCGTGGCGGGACCAGACGATGACGGCAGATATGGTTCCCACCGCTACCTGACGTTTGTGCCGGTGGATGGCATGGCGACCGCGCACTTCCTGTGTTTTCACCTGCTCTCGCCTGAAGGGCTGTACCACGTAGGCGAAGCCTCTCCCGGAAGCGCCGACCGGAACCGGACGCTAAGCGCCAAGGCCATGCTGGAGATTCCTGTTCCTGTGCCACGGTACGAGCAACAGATCTGGTTCGACCGCATCTGGGCGCGCGTCATGGAGGCTCGAAAACTGCGCCGCGAGGCGGCGGCGGCGCGCGACGCCATGCTCCCCGCGATCCTCGACCGTGCATTCAGGGGCGAACTATCATGAGCAAGAAGCCCCAGAAGCGATTCGGACAGGTGTTACGTGAAAAACGCATGGAGAAGGGCTTCAGCTTGCGCAAGTTCGCCGGACTCGTCGGCGTCAGCCCAACCTATCTTTCGCAGGTCGAGCAGATGAACGTGGACCCGCCCACCGCGGATCGCGTGAAGCGAATGGCGGAGTTGCTCGGCGAGAGTGTGGACGAATGGACCTCCCTGGCCGGGCGCATAACCGAAGACCTACCTGGGATCATCCATCAAGAACCAACGGAAGTGCCCGACTTGCTCCGCGCCGTACGTGGTCTGACGGCTGACCAATTGCGAAAGTTGCGGGAAGACGCCGAGCGCATGAAGAACGAAGGGAAGTAGGTCAATGGCCAGGCGATTTACGAAGGCCAAGTCGGACGTGTCGTTCCTGACGCCGGACGATTTTGAGAACGAGGCTGCGCTCATTCTCGCCGAGTACGGAAGCGCCCACGGCCAGGTGACGGCGCCGCCGGTCCCGATCGACGACATTGTCGAAGAGCACTTCAAGCTGGTGGTCGAGTTCCGGGATTTGCGGGCGAAGTACCCGGAGGGCGATGTGCTGGCGGCGGTCTTCTTCAACGACAAACGGATTGAGGTGGACGCGAGCCTGGTTCCCGAAGAATTCCCGGCGATGCGCGGCCGCTATCGGTTCACTTTGGCGCACGAATTGTCGCATTGGCGACTGCACCGCCATCTGTATCTGCGGCAGGCAAACCAGCCGTCGCTGCTGCCTGCGGCTACCGCCGAGCCCGACCATGTGCTTCGCTCGCGGCAGACCGACCAGAAGGAATACCAGGCCAACCGGCTCGCGAGCTGCCTGTTGATGCCGCGCGACATGGTGAAGCGGCTGTGGCACGAAACGCAGGGCAGCATGGACCCGATTTATCTCGACGATCTGCGGGCGCGTCAGCGCGAAATCCTGACGGCGGAAGTGCTGCGCCGCGGCGGCATCAAGTCGGGCGACGACGCCATCGACAATATGTTGCTGGAATATGTCGCCCGACCGCTGGCGCAGAAGTTCGAAGTATCGCCGGATGCGATGCGCATTCGGCTGGAAGGGATGAGTCTCTTGCTCCGCAAGAAGGAGCCGACGTTGTTCGCGTGAGCAGCGTTTTGTTTTCGTCGTAGCGTTTACCGTTCAGTGAACGGGAACGCATCAACTGAGGAGGCCACATGGCCAAGCCGTTCGATCTGAGAAAGCAGTTCAAGCTCCACGACAAGGCGCTGCTGCGCCGGTTCTTCGCCGACCAGCCGGCGATGCAGGCAGTCGCTTGGGCCTCGCTGCGCAAACACGACGTCGAGCCCATCGTCACCGCGTGGGAGTCGATGCACGACGCGCGGCGGCACTTCCAGGTCATTCTCCACGACGTGAACGAGTTGGCGGACCCGCGCGGCCAGAGAGTGCTGATGGAAGAGATGCAGTGGCGATGCCCGGACAAGCTCGCGCGTTTCCATGAGCAGAACTGTCCCGCCGACAAGGCGCTGTGGGCGTATCTGGAGGCGCGCGACGCATTCGACCAGGCCGCCATCTTCGCCCGGGCCGAGGCGCTGCGCAGCGGCCAGTTCTCCAACCGCTGGAACAGCCTTCCGAAGGAGCCGCTGGCGGTGACGGCCGAGCGGATCAAGGCGCTGGAAGAGGAGCTGCGGTCCCACTACTGGAAGAAGGAGCTGCGCGGCGAACGGTGCCGGGTTCATCACTATCAGCGGCCCGGTGGCGCGGAGTTCTTCTTCGCCTACCTGCCCGACTGGCCCGACAAGCTGCTCACGTTCGACGCCGAGGGCAATCTGACCCCGCGCGAGGAGAGCTACACGTTCACGAACGTGTTCGTCTGCATGCCGTCCGAGGGCGCGGTGGAGATCATCGCGCGCGGCGGCAAGAAAGTGCAGTTGCCGCTGCGTAAGGCGTTCTGTCGGGCCGTGATCGGAGTCGAGGTCGACGACGAGGAGCCCGTTCGGCCGAGCTATCGCCTCGACCATCTACTCGATCCAGCGTTCGCCTTCACAACCCAGCCCGAAGATCGTGTCGCGGCCGTGTTCCTGCGTCGCATCCGCCTGGTGCCGAGAGTGTACGTACCGGCGGTCGAGTACCTCGAGCCGAAGTTCATCGAGGGCGCGAGCCGCGCGGATGTGCTGGCAGCTCTCAGCAGTCTGCTGTCGGCATACAACCTGGATCACTCGCAGGCGACGGTCACTCAGGTCGGGATCCAACTGCAGTTCATGAGCGATGGTCGGCGTAAGGCCAAAACCATGACATTCAACGTGAGCTGCCCGAACACGTGCGACCTGAAGAGTAAGCCGGACGACGTGCGCGTAATCGGCGAGCGACTGATCCGGAGCTGGGGGATTCTCCGTGACTGATCCCCTCGAACTGTTCTGGCCGTTGGTGGACGCCCCCGACTCGCTCGTCGCGGCGCACATAGTCGCGTGCTGGCCGGCGGGCGTCCACCAGCGACTCGTCGAAGTGGGCTTGCTGCGGTCCGCCGCGGATGCGAGTCGCGTTTGTTGTCCAGAATGCGGCGAGCATGTCGAGGAAGTGCTTGCGATCGACGGACCCGGCGGGTGTCCCCGCTTTGCGATTCCATGCCCGGCCGTTATGCGGGCCGACGTCCCGCCGTCTGCGATCAAACAGTGGATGGTCGACCACGCGCACCTGGCGAGAGCGCTTGCCAAGACCCTCGCGCTGACCGGGAAATGCACGGAGCTCGTTCCCGGCCGTCTTTGGAGACTTGGGCGCACGCAATGGAACGGCGCGTCTCGTGACGTGCTCTTCGCGCGCGGTCTGCACTGGAATGATGGCGAAACGGTGCGGGCAATACTCGTCCGGGGTCGGAAACCGATCGTGTTCGTTGCGCTCACACGTCCGCCCATCGAATTCTGGCGAACGCCGCCCCCAGTGCTGGTCCTGTCGCATGTTGCAGCGCTGGGCGATGCGGAAATCGAGATTGAGTCATTGGAAATCGCTGCGGCAATCCACGACGCCGATGCATCGGCCACCGCAGCGCTTGGCCCCATGCTCACCAAGGAGAATCTCAAGCAAATGATCCGACAGCAGGTGAAAGCCGAAATGAAAGCACAGCTCAACGACGACATCTATCTCGCGGCATATCGCCAGTGCGGCTCGGTCCGCGGGGCGGCCACGTTTCTCAGCGCCGAGACGGAGCGCGAGGTCACGAAAGACCAGGTTCACCGGGCGCTTGTTCGCGCTGGCGGCGTCGGCGCCGTGAAGCGCGACAAAGACAGCGAGTCCGTCCGTCGTACTGTCGCGTCGCAGCGCCGCGACAGGCAGAGGAAATTCGCATCACCCACGCAACCTCCAGAAATCGAATGACTTACGTGCGCGATGACAAGCTGGCAGGTGCCGCGCGGCGCGGCTGAAACCGCGACACCGGGGCCGGCGGGTGCAGGCCGTGAGGCCATAACCCGGCGGTCACCGATGGCACCTGTTCGGCGACTGCGGCGTGTGCCGCAGCACGGGGTCAACGGTTCCACGATCTCCGGGCGGTCGCTTCCGGCCTCGGAGATGCGATGGGATCTGCACCCCGCCCCGAAGCCATCCTTACCGCGTACGTCACCGCCCTCATCCGTGTCAAAGCCCGTCAGTTGGTGCGCGACCACCTGTTCCGCCGCAGTGACGAAGAGGACCTGCGTCAGGAACTGACGCTCCGCCTGCTGAAGCGGGCGCGGCGCTACAACCCGGCCCGCGCCTCCCTGCACACCTTCGTCGACCGCGTAGTTGCGTCGCTGGCCGCCACACTGGTGCGCGAGCGCCGTCGGCAGAAGAACGGCGCCCGCCTGGCGTCGATCTCCCTCGAGGTCCTCTGCAATTGCGGCGACGAGGGCGCCACGCCTCTGCGCGAGCTCCTGGAAGCCGCGGATCTCCAGCGGCGCACGGGCGGGTCGACCGAAGACCCCGTGACGCGCGCCGAGCGAGACGAAGCGCTGCATGCCGCCGTTGCCGGTTTGCCCCAGCACCTCCAGGAAGTCTGCGCGCGCCTGATGCATTCGTCCGCCGTGGACGTGGCCCGCGACATGGGGGTCACGCGGCACCAGGTCCACAAGGCGATCGGCGCGATTCGGACCCACTTCCGCACTGCCGACCTGAACTGATTCCCGAGTTGTCCGACAGCCGCACCCGCCACGGCGTATGTAACCAGCAGACGCCGTGGCGATGCGGCGCAGGAGCGGAGTGGGCCATGACCACCGATGTGTACCGATTCGAATTCGACGATCGCGCCACCCGGGAGGAGGCGGAGTTGACGCTGCAACTCGCCACGTACGCGGTCGAAGGTCTATTCGGCGCCGCGCGGGTCCGCATGGACGTCGGCTACCACGTCGACGAGCCGCGTCATGCCATCACGATCGACGGCACGACGGACGTGGGCGCTGCGCTCGTGCAGGTCTTCACTAGCCTGGCGCTGCGCGAATTCGGTGAAGAGGCCTTCCGCGTGCGGCGCATGCCCGTCCCGACCGCGGCCGAAGGGAGGGCGGCGTGAGTCACAGTCCGGCGAATTGTTCCGAATTCGACGCACCCAATGGCGTGCCGCTGGTGCGGCTCGGCCAGGGCGACTTCACCCAGGACATCTGGGGCACCGATGCGCCCGCCGCCGATGGCCGCACGACGAAGAACTTGCTGACGTTTTCCGCGCTCAACACGTTTCGCAATTGCCCGCGCAAGTACCGGCATCGCTACGTCGATCAGCTCCAGCCGCGCGAGAAAGCCGAGAGTCTCTCGTTCGGCAGCGTAATCCACGGCGCACTGGAGCGCTGGTATCAACTGGCAGGCGACGCGAACCGTCTGTGGGCAACGCTCGAGTTCCTCGACACCCAGTTCCCGCAGCGCGACCACGACCCCGTCCAGAAACACCGCTGGCACCTGGCGCGGGCGATGCTCGTCGGCTATGCCCAGCGCTACCCGAGCGAAGACTTCGAGATCGTCGAGATCGAGAAGGAGTTCACCGGCGAGATTCGCAATCCGGACACGGGCCGCCCGAGCCAGACGTTCGTGATGGCCGGCAAAGCGGATGGCATCGTGCGGGCCGGTGGCGAGCTGTACCTGCTCGAGCACAAGACGGCCGGGTCGGTTGATGCCAACTACCTCGACAAACTGTGGACCGACACGCAGATCGCGCTCTACTCGTTCTACCTGCGGCAGATCGGCTACCCGATCGTCGGCGTGATCTACAACGTGCTGCTGAAGACGCGCCTGAAACAGCACGCCGGCGAAACGCAGGACGAGTTCGAAGCGCGGCGCGCCGCCCTCGCCGCGAAGAACAAGAGCGGCCGCTCCACGGCGCAGCGCCAGCTCCCTGAGACCGAAGAGGAATTCCAGGGCCGGCTGGCCGAGTGGTACGCCCGCCCCGAGGCCTTCCACCGCGAGCGCATCTACCTGTCCGAAGACCGCCTGGCGATGCTGCAGGAGGAGGTCTGGGAGATCACGCAGCAGTACCTGGACGCACGCCGCCGCGGGAAATGGCTGCTGAATACCTCGAATTGCTTCGCCTACGAGCGGCCGTGCGAGTACCTGCCGTACTGCCAGTCCGGCTTCAACCCCAACGTCCGTGACAACCTGTTCGAGATTGCGCCGCCGCATGAGGAACTCGCGACGGCGCCCTCCGGCGATTCCGAGCCCGCATTCTGAAGGAGCACCCCATGCCTGTTGTCTTACCGACCGAGCGCAGCAAACCCACGGCGGATCTGTCGCAGCAGACCGTGCTGGTGTACGGCCCGCCGAAGATCGGCAAGAGCTCGTTCGCCAGCCGTTTCCCCGACGCGCTGTTTTTCGAATGCGAGCCGGGGCTGAACCAGCTCGAGGTCTTCAAGGTGTCCACGTACTCGTGGGAGGACTTCCTGGCGGCCTGCAAGCTCGTCGCCAGCGGCGAGCACCGCTTCAAGACGGTCGTCGTCGACACGATCGACAACGCGTTCAAGTACTGCACCGACCACGTCTGCGGCAAGCACTCGATCGAGTACGAGGGCGACATGCCGCACGGCAAGGGCTGGGCGCTCGTCAAGAACGAGTGGCACCGCGTGCTTACGCGGCTGGCCAGCCTGCCGTATGGCCTGGTGCTGATCTCGCACGCGCAGGACAAGACGGTCGAGACGCGCACCGGCGAGTACACGAAGACGCAGCCCAGCCTGCCGGACCGGGCCCGCAATGTCGTGCTCGGCCTGGTCGACATGATTCTCTACTGCGACGCGGTCACGCGCAAGGATGCCGCCGGCAACCTCAGCGTCGAGCGCGTCATCCGTACGAAGCCCCACCCCACCTACGAGGCGGGCGACCGCACCGGCCGGCTGCCCGAGGTGTTGCCGCTGGACTTTGAGGCGTTCTACCGCGCCTTCAACTCCGCCGCGCCGCAGGCGACCCCGGCCGCTGCGCCGGCGAGCGGAAACGGTCATCCGGGGAGCACCCGCAATAACGGAAAGGTGAAATGAACATGGCCGAGACCCCCTTCGATCCACCGCCGTATGAAGCGCCACCGGCGCCGCTCGACCTCAGCGCTTTTGACGAGGAGTACGACGCCGTCGAGCCCGCCGACAACGACGAGGTGCCCGACGGCAAGTACCAGGTGCGCGTGCAGCGCGTGAAGCTCGACCGCAGCCAGAAGGGCGACCCCATGCTGAAGTGGGATCTGGTCGTCCTCTCCGGCCAGCACGCCAACCGGCACATCTTCAAGAACGCCGTGATCACGCAGGCCTCGCTGCCGTTCGTGAAGGGCGACCTGAAGACGCTCGGGCTCGAGGTGCCGCGTTTCAGCGAACTGCCGCGTCACCTGGACGAGCTGCTCGACCTGACGCTGGAGATCACGAAGCGCACCAAGGGCGAGTACGCGAACGTGTATTTCAACAAGCGCATCCAGGTGCCGGTCGGCGCAGCGCCGGCCGAGGGCGCCACACCGTTCTAGCCGGCGCTGTTCGCTGCACCGCCCGTCAAGGGTGCGGTCGGGGCGGGATGGCGTAACCCGCCGGCCTCGCGTGTCCGGAGATCGCCGGCTCCGGGCCGCCGGTGGGTTCAGACAGCCCGGGCCCGCCCCGGCTCTTCTTCTGCACGGAGGCAGAGATGAACCGCTATCGACGCGCCTACGGCTCAGCCCGCGGCCGCCGCAAATACCAGTGTCAGCGCTGCCAAGCCTTCCGCATGTTCCGCCCCTACGAGTTGCACCGCAGCAGCCTGCCGATTTGTCCGACCTGCGGCTCGCGCTGGTGGGAACCGTACAGCGCTGGGGCTCACCAGACCGAGCGGGTGCTGCGCGAGCGCGTCCAGGAATTGCCCGTGCGGGGCGATCTGGTGAGGGCCCGACGCGCGTGAACGACTTCCGCATCATCATCGACTCGCGCGAGCAGGAGCCCTGGAGCTTCACCTGCGCGACGGTGCGCCGCGCCCTGCCGGCCGGTGACTATTCCGTCGACGGGCTCGAAGGCGCCGTGGCCGTCGAGCGCAAAAGCCTGGCGGACTTCACCCGCACCGTGCTGCACGAGTTCCCGCGTTTCGCGGCCGAGCTGGATCAGCTCGCGCAGCTGCCGCACGCCTGCATCGTGGTGGAAGCCGACCTCGACCACGTCCTGCGCGGCCAGGCGGCGGACGTGCTGCGGGGCGCCTCCCCCGAGTCGCTGCTCGGGGCGGCGGTTCACATCCAGGCCCGTTTCCACGTGCCGGTGCTCTGGTGCGGATCGCGGCAAGCCGCCTGCGCCTTCACGGACGCTTACTTGCGCATGGTCGCCCGGGAGACCGCGGCCCGCACCCAAGGGGAGGGCCCGGATGCCTGAGACGATCCGCGGCACGATCGAGAAGACCTACCACAGCAGCCCTGGTTTTTCGGCGGGCGTGCTGGCGGCCGAGGATGGGCGCAGCGTGCGTTTCGCCGGGAAGCTCTGCGCCAACATCGGCGACGTCGTCGCGCTTGTGGGCCGCTGGAAGCATGACCCCAAGTACGGCCGCCAATTCGCCGTGGAATCCCTGTCGTACGAGCTGCCCGAGACGACCGAGGGCTTGGTGCAGTACCTGGCTCAGCACCTCGCCTTCACCGGCATCGGCGAAATCACCGCCCGCAAGATCGTCACCTACGCCGCGAGCGCCGCGAACCTGGATCGCATCATCCGCCAGGATCTCGAGGAACTGCACCGCCAGCTGCGTATTCCCCGCGCGACGCTGGAATCGCTGCGTGAGGCGTGGATCGCCAACAGCGCCGAGAACGAGGTGCGTTCGTACTTGGCCAGCTTCGGACTGACGCCGCACCAGATCGAGACGTTGCTGAAGACGTTCGGCAACAGCATCGTCGGCGTGCTGCGCAACGACCCCTACCAGCTCATCCGGTACGTCGACGGCTACGGGTTCAAGCGCGTGGACAAGATCGCCCGCGCCATGGGCACGCCCAAAGACCACTCCGGGCGGATCGCGGCCGGGCTCCTGTACGTCGTCGGCGAGGAGATCGCCGGCGGGCACACCTGGATCAACGGCGCCGACCTGCTCGAGAAGGGGAACGAGCTGCTCTTGCTCGACACGCTCGACAGCCGGGATGTGATCCGCGGGGCAGGCGAGCGCCTGCTGCAGGATGGGGCGCTGGTCGCGGACGGCAACGCCGTGGCGCTGCCAGCGATGCTCGAGGCGGAGCGGCTGATCCAGCGCACGTTCGCAACGCATGCGTGGGTAGAGCGCCCGCTCGGACACCGCGGACTGACCGAGCAGCTCAACTCCCGCCAGGTCGACGCCCTGCATACGGCGCTGCGGTGCACGATTGCGCTGATTTCGGGGGCCGCGGGCACGGGAAAGACGTTCGTCCTGGCCCGCATCGCGCGGGCGTTTCGCGACGCGGGACTGCGGGTCGCCCTGAGTTCGCCGACCGGGAAGGCCGCCAAACGGATCGAGGAAACGCTGCGCGCCCAGGGTCTCGACCTCGAGGCGCGAACCATTCACCGACTGCTGGGCTATGACGGTCAGAAATTCCGCCGGCCGAGCGTGTCAGAGCCGTTCTACTTCAGCGACGACCCCGACGTGGAGCCCGACCCGCCCTACGACGCCGTCGTTGTCGACGAAGTGTCGATGGTGGATGTGCCGCTGATGGCCGCGCTGCTGCAGCGGGTCGATTTTGAGCGTACGCGGCTGGTGCTGGTCGGCGACCATAACCAACTTCCGCCCGTCGGCCCCGGCAACGTTCTGCGCGACCTGATCGCCCACCGACTCGTGCCCACCGTGGTGCTCGAGACCGTCGAACGTCAGGCTGGCATTCTGAAGACCAACAGCACGGCGGTGCTCACGGGCGTGGTGTCGCCCACCGCCGTCAACGACCCCGCCTGGACGGTAGTCGACGCCTTCCAGGACGCCCTGCCCATTCAGGCGTACGTGCGCGACCTCGTGCTCAAGACGCTGCCGCAGCGACTGGAGCTCGATCCGGTGCGCGACATCCAGATCATCACGCCCACCCACCTCGGCGCGCTCGGCACGAAGGCCATCAATCAGATGATGCAGCAGGTGCTGCATGGTGATCCCGGCCGGAAGTTCGCAATCGGCGACAAAGTCATCCAGACCGTCAACGACTACAACCTCGGCGTTATGAACGGCACGCAGGGCCGCGTGCTGGCGTACGAACCGGGCGCCGAGGGCGGCTACTGGATCGCGTTCGACGGCGTCGGCGAGCGGCGCATTCACGGGGAGGACGTGCATCGCGTGCAGCTCGCCTACGCGCTGACCGCGCACAAGGCGCAGGGCAGCGAATTCCGCTGCGCGGTCGTGCTGTGTCACCGCTCGCACTTCTTCGCGGATCGCAACTGGCTGTACACCGCAGTGACGCGCGCCGCGCGCTACTGCGTGCTTTTGGGTGACCGCTGGGGCCTGCGCAACGCGGCGCGGAAGAACCACGTCATCAGCCGCCGGACCTTCCTGGACCGTTGGGCCCGATCAGAGGTGAGCGCGATCACCGCGGAGGTGGCCTGTGCCGGATGATCCGCGCACGTTCGACGCCCAGCGACTGATTGCGGCGGTGCCGGCCTGCTTGCGGCAACGCGCGCAGTGGGTGGCATGGACCTACGTGCTGCGCGACGGGCAGAAGACCAAGTGCCCGGTGAGTCCGACGCGGGGTGGGAAGGCCTCGTCCATCAACCCGGCGACTTGGGGCACGTTCGAGCAAGCGCTGGCAGCCTGCCAGAACTGCGCCGACCTGGTCGGCGTGGGCTTCGTGTTCTCGCCCGACGACCCGTACGCCGGCGTCGATCTGGACGACTGCATCAACACCAGCGGGCAGATCAAGCCGTGGGCGCTGGACTTCCTGCAGCAGCTCGACAGCTACAGCGAACTGAGTCCGTCCGGCAGCGGCGTGAAGGTCTTTGTGCAGGCGCAGAAGTCCGGCTCGAAGTGCCGCAAGCCCTATGCCGACGGCCAGGTCGAGGTGTACGACCGCGGGCGGTTCTTCACCCTCACGGGGGCGCGGCTACCGGAGTACGCGGCGGACGTGATGCCGCGGCAGGCTGCATTCGATGCGGTGTATGCAACGGTCATCGGCGCAGAGCCGGCGCCGGCTGCGCCCGGACCTGCGGCCGCGCCACCTCCACCTCCGAGCGCGCCCGCGGTAATCGATGATAATGAGATCCTGCGCTTGGCCGGCAAGAGCCGCAAATCCGGCGAGAAGTTCAAGGCCCTGTGGGCGGGCCGCTGGAACGATCATTTCAACTCGCGCAGCGAGGCGGATTCATCGGTCGCGTTCACGCTGGCGTTCTACACGAAGGACGCGGCGCAGATTGACCGCCTCTTCCGCCGCTCGGGCCTGATGCGCGACAAGTGGGACGAGCAGCACGGCGAGCAGACCTACGGCCAGATGACGATCGCCAAGGCACTGGCGACGGTGACTGGGCAGTACCAGCCGCGGAAATCGAAGAACGGCGCCGCACCGGCATCGCGGTCGCCGCCTACTCCGCCGGCTTCTTCAGGTCGGCCGCAGATCCAGGGCAATGAACGCCAGTTGCGCGACATCCGCAGCGACGCGCTCGCCGCGCTGCACGCGGCCAATCAGCCGCCACGACTGTTCCAGCGTGCGGGCGGGATGGCACGGATTGCGTTCGTGCAGCAGGAGCACGCCGCCGTTGTACCGCGCGTCCAGCAGCTCGACCCCGACGCTCTACGCGGTGAGCTGACGAATGTCGCGGACTGGTTCACGCTCAAGCATGGCAAGCAAGGTGACTACGTCACGTCCGACTTGCCGCCGCTGTCGATCGCGCGCGACATTCTGTCCCAACCCAGCCTTGAGCTGCCGCCGCTGTACGGCGTGGTGACCTGCCCCACCTTCGCGGCCGACGGCAGCTTGGTAGTCGCGGACGGGTACCACGCCACGAGCGGGCTGTGGCACCATCGCACGCTGACCGACCTGGCGCCGGTCGCTGAGGGGCCGGATGCCGCAGCCACGGCCGCAGCACGCAGCACTCTGCTCGACATCCTGGCGGACTTCCCGTTCATCGACGATGCCAGTCGCGCGAATGCGGTCGCCCTGATGCTGCTACCCTTCGTGCGGCCCCTGATTTCCGGGCCGACGCCCCTGCACGCCGTGGACGCCCCGTCGCCAGCCACGGGCAAGGACCTGCTCGTGAAGTCGGCGCTCCTGCCCGCCCTCGGCCAGGAAGTCGGCGCGACCACCGCGGCGAAGGACCCCGACGAGTGGCGCAAGAAGATCACGTCGGCGCTGCTGGCGGACAGCCCCGCCATCCTATGGGGTAATGTCGTGCAGCGCTTGGACAGCGAGCATCTGGCGGCGGTGCTGACCGACACGATTTGGCGCGATCGCCAGCTCGGCCACACGCGGGAACTCCTGCTGCCCAACCGCGCCGTGTGGACGACCACGGGCAACAACCTCGCGTTCAGCCGCGAGCTGGCCCGGCGCGTCGTGTGGATTCGGCTGGACGCCCGCATGGAGACGCCGGAATCCCGCAGCGGGTTCCGACATCCCAACCTCCTCGCATACGTGCGGGCGCAACGCACGCAGCTCGTGCATGCAGCGCTGACGCTCGTTCGTGCGTGGCTGGCAGCCGGCCGACCTTTGGGCACGCAGGTGATGGGGAGCTTCGAGCAGTACGTCGCGGTGATGGGCGGCATTCTCAGTGTGGCCGGCATTCCCGGCCTCCTGGCCAATGCTGACGAACTCCGCCGGCGCTCGGACGTCGAGACTGCTGATTGGCGCGCCTTCGTGCTCGCCTGGTGGCAGCGCTGGGGCGAGGCGCGCGTGGGCGTCAGCGATCTGGCCACACTGCTGTGGGAGGACGGCGGCAAGCGCACCGACCTGCTGACGTCGCAGGTATCGGCGCCCACGGAACGCGGTGCGCTGACGCAATTGGGCATGCGCCTGTCGCGTAAACGCGATTGTGTCATCGGGGGCTATCGCATCACGTCGGCCGATCCCGACAAGAGCGGTCGCCAGCAGTACTGTTTAATTGGGACCGACGGCATACCTTTTCCCGAAAAGGCATACCTTTCGCATACCTTGACTTCCGAGGTATGCCAACCGAAGTCGAGTGCTGACGAAGAGTTACAGCAATCGGCAGACCTTGGCATACCTTTTCCCGACCCCCCGCACATGTGTACAGGCGCGTGCGCGCCCGCGCGCACGCACGCGCCCGCGCATGAGGCGACCCCCGGAAAAAGGTATGCGGAGGTATGCGAACCCTCGCAAGCCGAGCGCCCGCCGCAAGATAGGCCTGCAGACCTTGGTGCAGACCTTTTGCATACCTCGCCGGCCGCGCCGGGAAGGTATGCCGCACCCTCCGAGCATGAGAATGGCGTGGCTTGGTACGCGGGCAACGGCGACAGCCAGCCCAAGGCTGTGCTGGAGCTGGCACGCTGCCGTGACGGGTGGACGCCGCGCGACTGGTACAACCGCTTGCTCCAACTCGCCGGACGCTGCGCCGACCTGAATCCCGAGCGCGCGGCCGAACTGCGCAGCGCGGCGGCGCTCATGGCGGGGCGCGGGGGGGCAGGCCCATGAACGCCAGCGCCAGCCGCCAGCGGTTCCTCCCTGCAGCAACGGCCAGTCTGGGTCCGCGGAACGAGGTCGGAAACGCGACAGAGTTTGTTTCCGCCGTCCGGGCGGCCGACGGGCGCCAACGGGGCCGCCGTGGGCGACGCGGGGTGGCCCGGTCGTCCGTTCCTACCACCCGGCCGCCCCGCTACGCCCCGGGGCCAAACGGGGCCGCGTGGGGGCCAACCGGGCGGCGGAGGTCCGCCCACGGCAAAGACAAGGAGGTCTGAACGATGCTGAGCGTTGAACTGCGGCCGTTGGCCGAGATCAAACCCTACGATAGGAACCCGCGCGATAACGATGCGGCGGTGGATGCCGTCGCGGAGTCGATCCGGCGGTTCGGATTCCGCCAGCCGATCGTGGTTGACGCGGACGGCGTCATCGTCTGTGGGCACACGCGCTGGAAGGCTGCGCAGAAGCTCGGGCTCGAGCAGGTTCCCGTGCATGTCGCGCGCGATCTCACGCCCGAGCAGATTCGCGCGTATCGCATCGCCGACAACAAGACCGCCGAGTTGGCCGAGTGGAATCTCGAACTGCTGCCGATCGAGTTGGCCGAACTGCAGGGTGCCGGCATCGACTGGTCGCTGCTCGGGTTCGACGCGGACGAGCTTGCGCAGCTGCTCGACCCGGGCGTGAAAGCAGGCCTGACCGATCCGGATGACATTCCCGAGCCGCCCGATGAAGCGATCACGCAGCCTGGCGACCTGATCACACTGGGTGATCACCGGTTGCTCTGCGGCGACAGTGCGAACATCGCCGACGTTGACTACCTGCTCGCGGTCGATCCGGCGAAGGCGGCAGAACTGCCTGCGGGCGAGGACACCCGGGCCCGTCTTCTGCCCGTCCACCTCGTCAACACCGATCCGCCGTACAACGTGAAGGTCGAGCCGCGCAGCAACAACGCGATCGCGGCGGGGTTGTCGTCATTCGCCGGCACGCAGAAAGGTGTGAAGGCGCTGGATGCGCAGGGCCTGCACCACAGCGGCTTCGACGTGGCCCGTGGCAAGACCGGCATCAAGCACCATCAGAAGCTCGACCTGGAGCGCCATCCGGAGAAGGCGAAGGCCACGCATCGGAAGATGCGCGCCAAGGACCGGCCGCTGGCCAACGACTTCGTCTCGGACGAGGAATTCGAGCGGTTGCTACATGCCTGGTTCGGCAACATCGCGCGCGTGCTGCTGCCCGGGCGGGCGCTGTACTGCTGGGGTGGCTACGCGAACTGCGCGAACTACCCGCCCGTGCTGAAGGCCTGCGGGCTGTACTTCTCGCAGGCGATCATCTGGGTCAAGGAGCACCCGGTCCTCACGCGCAAAGACTTCATGGGCAATCATGAATGGTGTTTTTACTGCTGGCGCGAGGGCGCGGCGCACGTCTACCTGGGCCCCAACAACGCGACCGATGTCTGGTCGGTGAAGAAGGTCAACCCGCAAGCGATGATCCACCTCACGGAAAAGCCGGTCGAGCTGGCGGTGCGCGCGATGCAGTACTCATCGCGCGCCGGCGAAAACGTCCTCGATCTGTTCGGTGGCAGCGGCTCGACGTTGATCGCGGCAGAGCAGACGGGACGGCGGGCGTTCCTGATGGAACTCGATTCGCTGTACTGCGACGTCATCGTGCAGCGGTGGGAGAAGTTCACGGGTCGGAAGGCGGAGCGGCAGGCGCTCGCAGCAAGCGTGCCGGGGTGATCAGGCCTCGTCGCCGGTAAGGATGCGGAGGTACTCATGGTAGGCGTAGACGCGATCCCGCTGCTTGCCGGTCGTCTCGCGCAGGACGCCGAGGCTGGCAAGCACGTCGATCGCCTTGCGGGTTGGCGGCGCCGTCAAGCCCAGCACATCGGTGGCGTGCGGCACGGTCACGACCGGATGCTTCGGCAGCTCGTCGAGCAACTGGATGGCGGCGACCGTCGCGCGCTTGTGGCCCACCAGCCGCGCACGATCGCGGGCGAGCAGTGCGTGCAGCGCCTGCGCGACGTCGACGCCGTCGTTGGCCGCCGCGCGCACGCAGTCGAGAAAGAACGCCGTCCAGCCCTCCCAGTCGCCGTCGGCACGGACGGCGGCCAGGCGCGCGTAGTAGTCCTGCTGCCGGCGGCGCAGCGCGACGCTGAGGTACAGCAGCGGTTGGGTGAGCAGGCCCCAATGCTCGACCAGCAGCGCGATCAGCAACCGGCCGATGCGGCCGTTGCCGTCGAGGAACGGGTGGATCGTCTCGAATTGCACGTGCGCCAGGCCGGCCTTCACGAGCGGCGGCAGCGGATCGTCGCTGTGCAGCCAGCGCTCCAGCGCGGCCAGGGCGTCGGCGACTTCTTCGGGCGGCGGCGGGACGAAGCGCGCATTGCCCGGACGCGAGCCGCCGATCCAGTTCTGCGAACGGCGAATCTCGCCGGGCTGCTGGTCGGCGCCGCGGCCGCCGCGCATCAAAAGGCGGTGCGCTTGGCACAGCAGGCGCGTGCTGAGCGGCAGGCCCTTGGGATTGGCGAGCTGCTTGCGCGCGTACGTCAGCGCTTCGACGTAATTGCAGACCGCTTCGACATCCTCGGGCCGATCCGTCTGTTGTGTGGCCTCGTACGTCAACACGTCGCGCAGCGTGGCCTGCGTGCCCTCGATCTGCGAAGTAAGCACGGCCTCCTTGCGGACGAAGCCGTACAGAAACCAATCGGTGCTGGGGACCAGCGCGGCAGCGACGCCGAGCCGGGCGAGCGCAGTGAGTGCGGCCCCGTGCAATTCGGCGCTCTCGCCTGCGACGGCCAGCGGTGGCTTGGTTGGCGGGAGCGGATGCGGAATGAACGCGCGGACCTGCTCGTCGTGAACCTTGGTCACACGATAGCGTCCGGTCTCGCGCGGCATGGCTGTGAAACGGTCCTTTCCGTGCATCGCTCGCTACGAAGCGAGCGTTTCCCAAAGAGTCTGACTAAGAAACGACCGTTTGTCAACTGCGGGATGGGTGACCAGGGCGGCCGGCCGAAGCAACACCCCGGCGGCTGCCGAGGCGTTGGGGAAGGAATGAGCGCGCGGCGCGCGCTAGGGCTTGGACTTGCGCTGCTTGGCTTCGCCGTTACGCAGGTGCGTGAGAGCCTGGCCCAGCCGCTCGTGCTCCGCGGCGAGGACCTGCGTGGCAATGTCGCGCAGGCGCGGGACGACGTCCTCCGGTTTGTCGTCGAGCGGCACGTCGTACTGCCAGCGGTTGCGGTTGCTTTCGTCCTCGAACAGCCGGCGGAAGCGCAGCGTCAGCCGGCCGTCACCATCGGCGTGGACACGGAACGTCATCTGGCTGCTTACATCGAGCATGGGTCAGGCCTCCTTCGCGGTACCGGCGCACGCGGGGCAGCGGAACTCGGGGCCGTGCGGGTCGTGACGCTCGACCATGTCCTTGTGCGGCACGAACCCGCCGCACTCGTCGCAGCGATCGAGCCGGTGCTGACGCCAGAAGCCATCGGTCAGGATCTGTTCGACCTGGGCGGTCAGAATCGTGTTGGGCAGGTCCCAGGCGGCCAGGACCTCGCTGTCGTCGTTGGTCAACGTCAATCGCATGGCTCACTTCTCCTCGTACAGGGCGTGGTACTCGGTCATGGCGTCTTCGAATACGGTGGCGGCTGCAGCGGCGTGCTTGCGGCCGTGGACCGGGACCACGCAGCCGCGCTCCTTCAGGAACGCCACTGCCACGGCCGCCTCGGTCCACGTGATCTCCGCAGCGCGGCGGACGTCTTCCAGGACGAAGCCGGCGGGAAGTTCGGCGATCGCGTGGGCGGCGGCCTCGTAGGCGTCCTGCGGGCAGCGGTGTTCGTACGGTTGTCCCTTTCGGGGCACCACCCGGCGGACGAGCGCGCCGTCTTCGACCGCGAAGGTCTCGTCGCGCTCATCCGGGGGTGGTTGCGTGGCCGCGGCCACCGCGTGCTCGAGTGCATCCCATTCCTCGGTCGTGAGCATCTGGTTCTCACGGGCCGCGAGCACCTCTTCAGCGGCGGAAACGACCTCGCGGAGCCGGTCCAGTTCGGTGTTCACGGGTTGGGCCTCCTACACCGCGACGCGGGCGAACTGCCCGCGCTCGACCTTGCGGAACCGGGCCGCGTCGCCCTTGGTCGCGATCTCGCGGATGATCGCGGCGTACAGCGTGGCCTCGGGCGTCTTGCCGCCCGGGCTCGACCACAGCCCACGCTCCGCCATCGCGTCGATCATCTCCTTGGCCCGCATCGGCTGGCCGGCGTCGGCCAGGACCTGGGCCGCGGCGTCGAGCGCGCTGACGCGCTTCGGCTTGGGCTCGGCAGCAGGCTTGCGCGTGCGCGTCTTCTTCTCGATGGCCGGCTCGGGAACGGGCTGGCCGGTGATGATCTCGACGGTTGGGTTGACCTCGGGTTGGGCGGCCTCCGCCTGGGCGGCCCGCTTCGAGCGCCGGCCCGCCGGCGCGTCCGCGTCCACCGCTCGCCGCAGGCGCTGCGCGCTCTTGATGCGGATGCGCTTGCCGGTGGCGGTGTTGGTCGCGTTCCAGCCGCCGTGGCTGTTGGTGGAGTCGATCCGCACCGTCACGATGCGGTCGCTCACCTTCGCGCTGTACGTGTGCCCGATCTTGATCTCGTTCTTCTTCATGGCCGTCTCCTTATGTGGTTGGCCTCGTCAGGCCCGGGTCTCCAGCGCCCGGGCGACCCGCCGCGGCGGGTTTCGGCGGCTTCAGGCGAGCAGGTCGTCGTAGGCCTCGAGCTTGGTCAGCGCGGCCTGGACGTCGTCCCACAGGCTGGTCCGCAGCCAGACCAGCGCCATGTGGGCGTCCTTCGTGTTCTCCGCGGACTCGATCCGGCCAATCGCCTCGCTCAGCTTGTCGCGGAGCCAGGTCATGTCCTCGTGGGCCTTCAGGGCGATGTAGGCCGCCTTGACTGCCAGGTCCGCCTTGCGGCCGTCCTCGGTCGCGTCGCCGATGTTGCCGGCCCGGTGGGCGGCGATGCGGTTGGCGAGTGCTCGCTCGACGATCGGCAGAGTCTTCTCGTTCTTCTTCTCTGGCATGGTGCTCTCCTCCGGTTAGTTGACGGGGACCGTGATGATGCGGTGCGTGCCGTCGGGCATCTCGTGATCGCACAGGTACGCGAACTCGACGCCTGCGGCGGCCAGGCGGTCGATCTCGCTCTGCTCGGCGACGTAGTTCTTGCCGCCAAGCAGAATCGCCTCGCCCTTGCCGCTCGCGTACGTCCACTGGATGGCCTCGTGGGCCGTCGGGAACTCGATCGCTTTGAACTCGATGCTCATCGCTGTCTCTCCGCGTTAGTTGCCAAACACGTGCTCGGCCAGGCCGGCCGCCAGCAGATCGACGATCGTGGCGGCGATGGGCGTGGTCGGGCGGATGTCCCAGCCGCGGTCGAAATTCGCGGCCGTCGTCTGCGTATCGAGGTGCTTGAGCCAGAGCTTCGAGATGCGGCTGTCGCCCAGCTCGAAATACGGCGACTCGGCGTGCTCGGGGAAGACCAGGGCGTCGAAGCGGTGCCCGGCGATCGTGCCAACCACCCAGGACCCGCCGCAGCTCGTGCGGCGCTGGACCTTCGTGATCCGCAGCGTTTCCAGGACCTCGCTGGCGTCCGGCGTCTGGTGCGTGTCGTTCGTCGTCATCGGCGTTTCTCCTTCGCGTTGCGACAGTCACATCAGTTCGCTGCTTTTCGCCGGGAATCCACTCGGGGGGCCGGAATTCTGCGATTTCTCAGCGGAATCTGCGGCAGGTCCGAGTGCGCTCTCGGGGGCGGCGGGGACCCGCCTTTCGTCCGCGTTCAGCATGGCGACCAGCGCGTCCAGCCCGGCGCCGCGGTCGCGGGCGCCGTCCTGATAGCCCTGCACGTAGGCCTGCAGCAGCGCGCGGCGGACCTGCGGCCCGTAGACCTCGTGGAAGTCCAGGCGGTCCAGACCGCGGCGCGCGAGCGTCTCAATCCCCAGGCGGCCCTGGGCGATGCCGGCCAGCAGCGCCTCGATGCGGGTGGGCGTGGTTGTCTTTGTCTTGCGCTTCGACATGGTCGTGCCTCCGTCCGATGCGCGTGGCGCTCACCAGCCTTCGATCTCCCGGATCACCCGGCCGGTGAGCAGCGGGATGGAACGGCCGTCGGGCGTGATGGCGTACAGGCTGGCCCCCGTGCGGGCCGCCGCCCGCCAGGCGGCATTGAACGCGGTGCTGTGGCTGCGGAACGTCCGCGTGTCGCCCGTAACGCGGTAGCCGCCATCGACCTTCCGGATGCTGATCCGTGTGGTCCGCTTCGTCGTGTTGCGCTTCGTGGTCATTGGGTTTGCTCCTCGCCTTGGTTGGACGGGTTACGCCTGCGCCGGGACGAACAACTCGCCGACCTCCCAGATCTCGCGGCCAGCCGCGGTCTCGACCAGGTACGACCAGGCGTCGCTGCCGTTGCGGCGGAAGGTGCAGACTCGGACGATCCGGCCGGGCTCGCCGTCTTCGCGGCTGACCACCAGGGTCCCGGGCGTCAGGCGGCGGTTGGTTCTCGTGGTCGCGTTCATCGTCGTTTCTCCATCGCGTACGCCCCATGCGTACAGACACATGAGTCGCTCGTTTTCCGGGGAAAGCAAGGCGATGTGGCGAGGAATTCGAGAGATTCTTTCATATCTTGGCACCAGGTCCGAGTCGGCGGCCCGCCGGACTCTGAGAGCGCTCTCGCCCGCACCGGGGCGGCCTGGACCCGTTACTCGTTACATACGCCGCCCTGGGGCCGCCCTGCCGGGCCCGGGGGCGGCCGTGGGCGGGAGGCGGCGTGATGGCCGGCGCCGAGGCCAAGTTGAACCCCACGGCGCTCCCCGTGGCGGAGGCGGCCCGGCTGCTCTCCGCCGTGGGCGGGCAGGCCGTCACCGTGGAGATGCTGCAGGCCGACATTGCCGCCGGCGCGCCGACCAACGCCGACAGCACGCTCAACCTGGTGCATTACTCGGCGTGGCTCGTACGGGAGATGGTGTCTGGTGCCGATTGACCCGCGCAAACTGAAGCCGACCGAACTGGTACGGCTGCTCAACAGCACCCCGCTCGGCGAGGTCATCTCCGAGCGGCAGCTGCACCGCCATCGCGCGCGGGTAGGATTTCGCATTGGCGACGGGCGCACCGTCGATCTGCTGCGCTACGTGGCGTGGCTGGCGTTTGAGCGCCACAAGCCGCGGCCGGAAGCGGAGGGCCTCACTGGCTACGAGGCGCACAAGGAGCGCGCCGCGCAGCGCAACCGAGAAATGGCGCTGCTGGGCCGGGACATCGCCACGGGTGAGTGGGTCCACGCACCACGCAATCCCGAGCAACGGCAGCGGGCCGAATGCAACTTCCGCCACTTCTGCGAGGTGTACTTTCCGCAGACGTTTCATCTGCCGTGGTCACCCGATCACCTGAAGGTCATCGCGAAGATCGAGCAGGCCGTGCTCGAAGGCGGCCTGTTCGCAATGGCGATGCCGCGCGGCAGTGGCAAGACCTCCCTGTGCGAGGTCGCCTGCCTGTGGGCGCTGGTGTATGGCCACCGGGAGTTCGTGGCGCTGATCGGCAGTGACGAGGAGCACGCCGCGGGGATGCTCGACAGCATCAAGGTCGAGCTGGAATCGAACGACCTGCTCGAAGATGACTTCTCGGAGGTGGTCGGGCCCGTTCGGGCGCTCGAGGGCATCCACCAGCGCGCCGCCGGCCAGCTCTACCAGGGCAAGCAGACGCACATCGGCTGGACGGCGCGCGAGATCGTGCTGCCGACATTGCCGCCCCTCGAGTGGCTGGGGAATCACTCGCCGCAGTCCAACGGCGCGATCGTTTGTGTGGCCGGCATCACGGGGCGCATTCGCGGCATGAAGCACAAGCGCGCGGACGGAAGCAGCGTCCGGCCGTCGCTCGTGCTGATCGACGATCCACAGACCGATGAATCCGCTCGCAGCCCGAGCCAGTGCATGACGCGCGAGCGAATCCTCGCCGGCGCGATTCTGGGCCTGGCCGGACCGGGGCGGAAGATTGCCGGTCTGATGACGCTGACGGTGGTCCGGCCGGACGACCTGGCCGACCGTATCCTGAATCGCGACAAGCACCCGCAATGGCAGGGCGAGCGGACGAAGATGGTCTATGCCTGGCCCACGGACGAAGCGCTGTGGGCCCGGTACGCCGAACTGTGGCGGCTGGGCATGCAGGCCGACCGCGGAATCGCGGACGCCACGGAGTTCTACCGCGCCAACCGCGCGGCAATGGACGCCGGCGCGGTGATCGCCTGGCCCGAGCGACACCATCCCGACGAATTGTCGGCGATCCAGCACGCCATGAACCTCAAGCTCGACCGGGGGGAAGCGGCGTTCTGGGCGGAGTACCAGAACGAACCGCTGCCTGAGGAGCAGATCGATGACGAGCTGCTCACGGTCGACCAGATCCTGGCGAAGCTCAACGGTCAGCGCCGCGGCGAGGTGCCGCTGGCGGCCACGCACGTGACCATGTTTGTCGACGTGCAGGCGAAAGCCCTCTTCTGGCTCGTCGCCGCGTGGGAGAACGACTTCAGCGGCTACGTGCTCGACTACGGGACGGAGCCGGATCAGAAGGCGGAGTATTTCACGCTGCGTGACATTCGGCGCACGCTGGGAGCCGCTGCACCGCGGGCCGGGATCGAGGGCGCGATCTACGCGGGACTGGAGCGGTTGACGGCACGCACGCTCGGGCGCGAATGGCCGCGCGACGATGGCGCGCAGGTGCGAATTGACCGCTGCTTGATCGACGCGAACTGGGGCCAGTCGTCGGACGTCGTGTACCAGTTCTGCCGGCAGTGCAAGTTCGCCGGCACAGTGCTGCCCAGCCACGGCCGGTACGTCGGTGCTTCGTCGATTCCGTTCAGCGAGTACAAGCGCAAGCGCGGCGATCGCGTGGGGCTGAACTGGCGCGTACCGGCGATCACCGGCCGGCGGGCCGTGCGCCACATCGTGTTCGACACGAACTACTGGAAGTCGTTCATCCAGGCTCGCCTGGCGGTGCCGATGGGCGATCCGGGCTGTCTGTCGCTGTTCGGTCGTCAGCCGGAGCGCCACCGCCTGCTCGCTGACCACCTGACCAGCGAGTACCGCGTCAAGACCGCGGGCCGGGGCCGGACCGTCGACGAGTGGAAACTGCGGGTCGACGGCCTCGACAACCACTGGCTGGACTGCCTGGTCGGGTGTGCGGTCGCCGCTTCGATGGGCGGTGCCGCGCCGCCCGGGCTGGTGGGCGACACGCCGAAGGCTCGCCCGACCGTGCGGCTCTCGGAATTGCGGAGGTCCCGGCGATGAAGGCCTCGCCGAGCACGACCGCTGGGCAGGCCCCGCGCGGGCTCGAATGCCCGCGCTGTGGGTGCCGGCATTTTCGAGTGGTCTACACGCGCGCTGCCCAAGGGGGCCGCATCATGCGGCGCCGGGAGTGCCGACACTGTGGACGCCGCATTACCACCTCGGAACGCGTCAGTATTTAGTCCGTCCGCCGTCGCCATGTCTACCGGTGGAACAATTGCAGCGGTCGGCGACATCCGTCCGACAGCCCGCTCGCGCGCGGCGTATGTAACCCGTAGCGGGATGGTGTAACGGCAACATGCCGGCCTCATGCGCCGGCGCTGCGGGTTCAAGTCCCGCTCCCGCAAATTGGAGCACGCGATGCCTGAGGAAATCGCCAGCGCGATCCGCGAGGCGGCCCAGCAGCCAGCCGAGGTAGCGGTCGACGGCCAGTCGGTCAAGCAGCAGCCGCTGCCGGACCAGATCGAGGCCGACCGTTACCTCGCCAGCAAGGAGGCGGCCAAGCAGGGCCTCGGCGTGCGGATGACGAAGATTGTGCCTCCAGGAGCGGTGTGACCGTGTTCAACTGGCTGCGACAGCTCGGCGCACGCAAAAACCACAGCGCCACTGCTCCGCGCGGTCGGCTGCTGGTCGTGCGCGGCAAGTATGACGCCGCGCAGACGACGCCCGAGAACCGTCGGCACTGGGCGAACGCCGATCTGCTCTCCGCGGACGCCGCGATGGGGGCGGATGTTCGCCGTGTGCTGCGCAGCCGGGCCCGCTACGAGGTCGCCAACAACTCGTATGCCAAGGGCATCGTGCTGACGCTGGCGAATTACGTGGTCGGCACCGGTCCGCGGCTCCAGATGCTTACCGAAGACCCGGAAGCCAACCGCCTCATTGAGCAGGAGTTCACGCGCTGGGCCAAGGCGATCGGCCTTTCTCACAAGCTCCGCACGATGCGCATCGCGCAGTGCGAGAGCGGCGAGTGCTTCGGCCTGCTGACCAGCAACCCGCGCATTGCGGGGCCGGTGCAACTCGACCTGCGGCTGATCGAGGCCGACCAGGTCTCGACGCCATTCGGCGTCTTGCCGCCGGAGGAACGGGCCGTCGACGGCATCGTCTTCGACGGCTTCGGCAACCCGATCGCCTACTAC